ACAATAGATTAATATGAAAATTGCGGTAGTTTACACAATGAAAGGTTGTCCTTTCTGTACAATGATTAAAGAAGAGTTAGAAAAAGAAAACATCCCTTTTTTAGAAAGAGATATTGACGATCATAGTGAAGAATACGACGAATTTGTTAAGGCGACAAATGAATATGTACCGGCGCTTATGTTATTAACTTTAGATGAAAATAATGATGCAACTAACGTACAGCTTTTAGCCCCCGATAGAGATTTCCAAGACATATACGAAGGGGTTGAGTTGGTAAAGGGATATGTTCTATAAGAACATTAAATCCCTCGTACCTTGATAATTTTCCCAACTTGGAACGTAGTTAACTTCAGACAAATAAGATAGTAAATTAAATTCAGATAAATCAAATTCGTTTTTAATGTCCGATAGTTTAAAACTAAAATTATCTAAAATTAGACTTTCAAGTTTTTCGTTGTTAATTGTTGTTTTATTAATAACCGAAAGATTAATGTTTTCAGAATCAATATCATCTACACCATTTTCAGATGTAATTAAAAGGTTTAAGTCATTTGAAAACCCTCTATTTAATAGGTTAAATGAAATTTTATTTAATAAAAAATGATAATATTTTTCACCATTATCTGATAGGCCATAAACTAAATCAGAAATATAAAAATCATTTGAAAAATCATCTTTTACGCAATTATAACCTCTAAAGTTAGAAGAGATATAGTCATGATCATACTCTACTATATTTTCAAAGTCATAAAATAAATTTTTATTATGAACTTTTAAATTTAAGTAGTAACCTTCTTTTTGTAATCTATTACAAATAACTTTTAGGGGTTCTTCTACTTTTTTTGATTCTTTACTGAGATTAATGTTAATTTTTAATTTTGAATCAATTTTTTTGTTATAAATGATTATATCAATCACTCTAACGGTTTTAACTAAATTTTCATCATAACTTTGATATAAATCAGATAAAATGTCTGAAAGATTTACTATTTTTTCAGATGAAGTAAAACCTTTAACAATAAAAAAACTCCTGACGTTTATAACTTTTATTTCTGTTATAGCATCAGGAGATACTTTATTAATTTCTTTTACAATAAGGTCTGCGAAAATATTACATAGATTTTTACCTGATAAAAAACTTGAAACTTCAATCATATTAATTTTTTTAACTTTTTATTTTTAATTAATATTAAAAAAAATTAAAATATGATTAAATAGTTTTTTATTTCTTGTTGTAATACTTTTCTACAATCTTTTGAACGGCAGCTTTTACGTTGTTGTTGTTTGACTCTTGTTGAGTCTGAACAGGCTGTTGAGCTTGTTGACCATTATTTTTGTTTTTGCAACCACATCCCATGACTAAAATTTTTTAGAGGTTTATTTTATATATAAATATTTATAAACTATGAATATTCATTTGTAAACATAAACTATTTATAAAATATGAGTTTAAATTCCTTAATTAAAAAAATAATAAAAGAAGAGACCGAAGAGTGGGTTGATATTAGTCCTGAAGAATATAAAGAACTTTTGGATTATGTTAATGGTGACGGTGCGTTTATTAAAAGACTTCCTGACTATGCCGGTAAAAAAATTAGAATTACAGGTGAATTAGATCTTAGAGGTAGAAAAGATGTAAAAAATATTGATAGTATTGATTTAGTGCAAGGTGATTTAGATATCGGTCATACAAACATTTCATTTTTTGATAAAAATAAAGTAATAGGAAGATTGGATTATTGGGGATCTGAAATGGAAAGATTAGAAAAATTAAAAATCCATAAACAAAGACTTGCACAACAAGACGTATTAAGAGAAGATGATGATTGGAATGTTGAAAATAATGACAAAGAATCAAATGAAACCGAAGCAATTTTTGAGTACCTTAAAGAAAACGGTGTTGTAGAAGAAGGTGAAGATAAGTATTTTTTATTTAAAGAGAATTATAACCATTACGGAGACTCAAGTGTCTATCTTTGGTTAGGATCAAAAAACTTTGAAAGTGAATATGTTGTTTATGAAGGTGATAAAATATATGATGCGGCAAAAGAAAATTTAGAATCACAAATTGAGGAATCTGGTTTTGACACATTTAGAGATTGGGTTTGGGAATACCATATTGATGAAAGATATGTGAGAGACTATCTTTATGAGGACTATAGCGAATACGTTAGACAAAGCCCTGAAGATTGGAATATAACTAAAGAATTTACCAAACAACAAAAACAATATTTAGAAATACACCAAGCAAATATTGATAGACTAAATCAAAAACTCGAAGATGGCGGATTAACCGATGAAGAACAAGAAGAAATTGAAAGTGATATTTACGACTACGAACAATTAATAGAAGACATTAAGGAAAATCCAGAAGGTGATTATAATGAACAAGAAATTGAAGATACCATAGAAGGTATGGTTGATGATAACAAAGATGATATATTTAGAACTTTAAAAGATAGAGGTTATGATAATCAATACCTTTTAAATTTTGTGGATGTAGATGCTGCCATTGATTACGTAATTAGAACTGATGGGTATGGAAGTATTTTAAATGGTTATGACGGAACTGAAGACTCGTATACCATCAACGGAGAGGAATATTATGTGATGAGATATAACTAATCATTTACACTCATTAAAAAAACATCTATTTTTTATCTAAAATATTTTAATGAAGACTGACTGGTTATTCCAAGACCCAATAGATTTAGAACACAAACAATTGGTTCTTTTAGGTTATTTACAAAAATTAGATAAAAACTTAAATGGTTTTAAGTTATACCCACAGTTTCAAGAAATATCACTACATCTTGCTAGTATCAATTTATTAATTGAAAAAGGTCAAATTTTAACACTTAATAGGACATTGAAGGACCCTGATGATGAAATATTAATATCAGATTTAATACCCGTTGATTGTCCTTTACTAACAAAAGAAGAAATTTTAGAGGTTTACCACGTATGTAAATACTCGTCAACAAAACTGACAGACTATTTTAATCACGCTAAAGCCATTTGGGATATTGTTAATGATACCGTTTCAATTGATCCAGTACAAAACCCAAAAAACATTGACCCAAAACAAGGATTATTCTTTTTAGATTATAATGATAAGACATACCTTTATGAGTTTATTGTAAAACCAATAAAAAAAGATAGTGTGGAGACTAAGTGCCACATAAAAAAAATATGTGAATGTCCAAAAGGTGATTTTGACGATAAACTAAAAGAGGTTAAAAAACCACTAATTAAAAATTTACAGGACCCAAAGGTTCATAGTAAATTGATTGTTTTTACTATTAACCACAATAATAATTACCCACTCAAAGAAACATTAATTCCTATTGCAAAAAGGAAAATAATGAACTACATGATTCAATCAAAAATTATTAAACACAAAAATTTGACAAATAAAATTTAGTTTGATATTATTGAAATAAAAAAGTCATGATAGTAAAACAAAGATCATTAAACGAGTTAAGACAAGAAAAAGAGTTTGGGTACAAACACCCATCAGTTCAAAAAAAAGAAATCAACGTTGATTCAAAAGTAATAATTGAACTAGTAAAAAAATACCCTAACGACATGGAGTTAGGTAAACAAGTAAGAAATTATTTAAACCAACTTGGGATTTATGAGTAATGAACAAGTAAATCACCCACAACATTATGGGGGAGAAGATAACACATATGAAGCTATCAAGGTAATTGATGCGTGGGATTTAGGGTTCTCACTTGGTAATACTATTAAATACATATCAAGAGCCGGTAAAAAAAATAAAGAAAAGGAGTTGGAGGACCTAAAAAAGGCGTTGTGGTATTTACAACACCATATAAATACATTAGATAAAAAATGAAATATTTTTATTTTTTGTTAATATTGTTATTAACATCTTGTATTGAAATAATTGAAGATTTAAAATTAAACTCCGACGGATCAGGAACTTTTAAGTATTCAATTAACCTTAGTCAAAGTAAAACCAAAACCTCAGCAATACTTGCTCTTGATAGTTTATATGGTGAAAAAGTTCCTGAAATATCTGAAATAAAACAAAAAATTAGTTTTTTTAAAAAAACATTACAAGAACAAGAAGGTATCACAAATGTTACTATCACAGAAGATTATGAAAACTATATTGTAAGACTTCAGTGTGATTTTAAAAACGTGGAAATATTAGAAAGAGCATTAAAAAGTTCAGTATCAAAGTTATATCAAACAAATGAGTACGACTATGATTGGATATGTTACAAGGGTAAAACTTTAATTAGAAAGACACCAGTACTTTATTTAGATGATATTAGAAAGTTTGGTGATAAGGATATTGATAAGTTAAAAACAGGTACCTATACTTCAATAACAAGATTTGCATCTAAAATAGACACATTTGAAAACATAAACTCAATTAGGTCTAAAAGTAATATGGCACTTATGATTAAAGTAAGTCCCGATATGTTATTGATAAATCAAAACTTGTTAGATAATAAAATTAAATTACAAAAATGATAGAAACAAACAAGATTATAAATGGTGACTGCGTTGAGGTCATGAAAACATTACCTGAAGGTTGTATTGACCTAATCGTGACCTCACCACCCTATGGTGTTGGTATTGCTTATGATACGCATGATGACGACGTTGATTTTCAAGAATATGTTGTGTTTGCAAGAAATTGGTTAACTGAAGCTTATAAAGTATTAAAAGATGATGGAAGAATTGCATTAAACATCCCTTACGAAATTAACAGACAAAAGAAGGGTGGGAGAATATTCTTTGTTTCGGAGATGTACCAAATAATGAAAGAAATCGGTTTTGGATTCTTTGGTATTGTTGATTTAGAAGAACAATCACCTCATCGTAGTAAAACCACAGCATGGGGATCGTGGATGAGTCCATCCAGTCCTTATATCTATAACCCAAAGGAATGTGTTATTTTGGCATATAAAAAAGTTCATATTAAAAAGGTTAAAGGTGAACCACAATGGAAAGGAGTCCCTACAGAGATAGAGCAAGAAGACGGAACTTTTAAGAAAAAAGTGGTGTACGAAGAACAAGATAAAAAAGAATTCATGGAACTTGTATTTGGTCAATGGAATTATTTTGCCGATACTAAGTCTCTAACCAAAGCAACCTTTTCAATGGACATACCAACAAAGGCAATCAAGATATTATCATATAAAGATGATATAGTATTGGACCCATTTGCTGGAAGTGGTACTAGTTTAGTTGCCGCTGAAGTTCTCGGACGAAGGTGGTTAGGAATAGAACTATCACCAAACTACACCGAAATTGCGAAAACAAGAGTAGAATACTTTAAAAAGTTAGAAGATATTAAAGAAGACCAACAGTAATGTTGGTTTTTTTGTTTTGTTTCATATTTATTTAGTATGAAAAGACTAATCAAAGAATCGGGAATTAGAGACATTAATTTACTGGCAAAAAGATACAAGAAAGCTAAAATATACTTTCACCAAGATTTAGATGGGGTTACTACGGCAATTGCAATGAAAAACTACCTTGAACAAAACGGTATTAATGTTGTTGATGCTGAAATTATTCAATACGGAGATAAAGAATTTGGAATAAAAAAACCTGAAGGTAGTGGTGAAGTTATGCCAGTTTTAGTTGATTTTGCACACGGAAAACCAATGTTTGTTATTCATACAGACCATCACGACAGTCAAGCGGGTGTAGAAAAGGACACCGCAACAAACTTCAAAGCGTCAAGATCAAACGTCGAAACAATTTCACAAAGTATATCACCAAAAGAAATATTTACATCAGAAGACATACACCTAATATCAACAGTTGATTCTGCAAATTTTGCAGTAAATGACATAACACCGGAAATGGTAATGAATTATCTCTTCAAATATGATAAAAATGAATCATTGAAAAGAAATAAAATGTTAATGGGGCTTGTAACAAACAAACTACTATTAGCATTTAAAAACAAACCAAAATTTTTAGAGCGACTTGTTTTAGAAGCAAAACCATCACTTTTGAGTATATTAAATTTGATTAAAAAAATCATAAAAGAAAAAGGTTATGCGAATATAGATGATTTAGTAAAAAATCAAGAAGACTACGTTTCTAAAATGAAAAATTATAAAAATCTTGATGTACAAGGTAATGTGATTGTTCAATACGGAGGAGGATCAATGGTGAAGTCGGGATCTTATGATAGGTATACACCATTTAGAAATAATCCTGATGCTGATTTTATTGTGATGGCTTGGCCTAAAGGGTTGGTTCAGTCTTCTTGCAATCCATACAAAAAAGAAAGAGCGTTAAAGGGTGTTGATTTAGGTGAGATAAAAGATGAGGTTTTAGATGTTTTTAAAAATGAATTAACCTCACAAAAAATAACATTTGGTACCCTAAAAAGATTATCTGAAATGGGAACGGAATATGGATCTGTTGGGTTTACATTTAAAGATATGATGGCAATATATGGAAACTCGCCTTCATTTAAAATACAAGGGGATTATGGAAGTTTAAGAGATATTTTATCTAATATATCATCTAGACTATATAGAAGTTTAAGTGAAAAACAAAGAATGTTATTAGATAAAGTTTCGGTTAATGGGTTAGATGTTATAAAAGCTAATTCAGGAGGACATAAATGTATTACAAATATATCAGGTATTAATTTTTTATATAGTGGTAAAAAACAAGAAGGCGATAGAAAATATGTTGATCTATTAAAGGATATTCAAAAAACATTTGTTGATATATTAAATAAAAAAATAGGGACACCAGCTAACCTAAAAGAATCTAAAGAAAGTTATAAAAAAGGTGTTGAATCACTTTTAAAAAATCATATAAAGGGTGGTAAAACTTTATCAGAAAAAGAATGGGACTATATAATGGAAAAATTAGATTGTGTTGTTGATAATAGAGGACAATGGGATCATCCTGAAAAATGTACAATGATTGAAAGTAATTCTATAACTATGAAAAACGTACCATACCCATTATTAGGTATTGATGATACTGGACATACAAAGTTAATGTTACCCGAAAAAACGTATAAATTTCCAGGTAATAACGTTTTTGAAATCCCACTTAAAGGAAAACACAAAACTCTTGGAATAGAATTATTAAAAAATTTATCAAACTACTAGTTTTTTGTAACATATTTATATATTTATAAAATACCTCTGACAAAATTCATTATTTTTTTAAAAAAACAATTGACAGTTTAGAATAAATGTTTTAGATTTGTAAAACAATTAGGAAATGTCCTAATAATAAATTGAAATAATGTTAAGACAT